GTAGCCAGCCAGCATATGGCTGTACCCTTGGCGGGCGCGGCTGGATTTAAGGACAAATTGAGCCCCAATATCGTCGGGCAGGTTGAAAATTTCCTGGGTTTCAGCCAAGACAAATTCACCGGGCATCAGCAAAAATGGATCTTCGGCCGTTGCGCTGGCAATGCTGTGGATTCGCAAGCCGATGTGCTCCTGTTCCTCTAGCATCAAACGATCGCCAAGTCTTACGTCAAGACTTGCTGGATTCAGCAGTTCCTCGTCGTATGGCAACACCATGCCGTGCTCGCGGCACATATGGCGGATTTCAAAATCAGGAAGGATCACAGGCGTTTAGTAGTCCCACCGAATCTTACGACGGCCAGGGCGTATTCCAAGGTGAACAAAGCCTTTAGGCGCACCATAGCCAAGCGAATAAAGCCAAGTACGATCGCACCAATTTTGCAGCTGATATACATCAACATCATCAATATAAAAATCAACCGCTCCAGTGTCTGGTGCATCGTACAAATGCTCTGATTGAGTTGCGCCACCAACGGCAGCATTGATCGCAGGCGGACGGTAACCGGATGTAATGATCAATGGTTTGCCGCCAAATGCAGCGCGGGCCTTTTCCATGAATTGCGCTAATTCCAGCGCTGTATCGCATTGATGCTGCTTAATAAAACGACGAGCATTTTCATTTAATGCAAATTCGCCATAGGTAATATTGGGCGTAACTTTAAAAGCAAATGAGCTAGCTGGTGTAAATTTGCCTGTTTCTTGCTTGCGATTGCGTTTCCATAGTTCGCCTTCCGCTTTACGCCGGCGCTTTAGACCGGCCTCAACATTGCTGCCGGGGTTGCGGTAAAGCATCATCGCGTCTGGGACCTGATCCCAAAGCCTATGGTGCAACGTGTGGCTGATCGTTTCAAACCCACTGGCACCATAGAAGCCGGCGCCTAGGTTGTAAGCAAAGCTGATCAGCGCACAACGTTGGTTTGAAGTCATTTCCCCCCAGTGGGGGATGGTGCCCGATATATGATCAGCAAATTCACGCACTTCAGCCTCAAGCAACTGATCCGCCTTGGTTTGGGTGATTGTCAAATCATGCGGCACCGGTTTGCCATTGATCCTGGTTGTGCCATAGCCAACGGTCCATGGATCGCCGCCAGATAATGGGTCAGGGTAGGCCTTGAGCTGACACCCTTCAAATTCTTTGATCAGCTGAAGCGCTTGACTTAAATCTTCCTGTTTTCCTCCAGCCTGCCAAGTTTGATACCAATCCGCGTCACGGGTCAGCAATGCTGCTGGCATTGCATCTTGAAGCTGCTTAATTGCAGCATCTTGATGCGGCAAGCCACGATAAAAACGGAAAAAATCCCGGAGTTCCATATCAACGACGGGGGAAGGCAAGCCGTGCAAATTGCAAAACTAGTTGAATCCAGCTATTGGCCTTTAGTGGGCTTAGGGCAATAAGCTCAGAGCCAGCAGCCACGACAATGGCAATAGCTGCAATGGTGTTAGCATCCATGGAAAAACCTCGGGTTAGCGTTGTGCTTCAAGTGCCGCGATGCGTTGCTCTATTTGGCCAATGCGACCAAATAGCTCAGTACGATCCTCGCGCATTTCACCGCGCATGAGACTCACCTCGCCAGCAATGTGTTCCACTGCAGCGGTAAGCCGTACTACGGCGGGGGCATTGTCGCGGCGCAACATTCCACCTAGGCCGGATACGGCAATGCCGATAACGGCGCCAGTAGCAGCAGCAAGAATCTCAATCACTGCGGCGACAATCGACCTTCGATTCCAGTGTAGCGTCTCCCCAGTGCTGCACGACCCCGGCCACGATACACAGGTTTGTCAGTAGGTACGTGGCGAAAATTGCAGTGCGTATCAGCGCAATCAGGTCGGCCTCGCGGTCGTGCTGACCCGCCTTATCGCCAAGCGCTAGGCACCATAGCCGCCACATAAAATCTTACTGCGCCGACATTCCGGTTTCAAATGGGATGACCGTTATATTTTCTTGAATTGGCACGACCTCAGGCGCAACCCATGGGCGGCCAAAGCTAAATACTGGATTATTTAGTTGCTCTAGCTTTTGGCCCAATGCTGTTTTAATGTTTTCAACCTCAACAGTGCCAATGGCATTTAAAACCCAGTCGATCACTGTCTCTTCTGTTACAAATTCAAACGGCACAGATGGAGTGCCATCATCAAAACTTAAAGAGCCACTCACATAGGCAGTGTGCGGCCCCTGCGTTCCAGAAAGTTGCCAGAAAGGACGCACAATATAACCATCTTCAGTTTTGTACTCAAGGTCAGTAATTGACCAAGTAAATGTTGTTGCTGATAGTGTCATTGTTTTAGGTGACAAGGGTGAAAATAGCAGCACCGGCATAAGCGGTGCCGCCACTGCCAGGAATGCCAGCGTTAGTCGGCCTGTTGCTTAATGGGTCGGGAGGAGTTGCAGCTGAACCAGCCGTTAAGACACTGGAGCTAACTACAGAAGTATCAACATAACCAGAGCCACCGCCGCCACTAGCATAAACGGTGCCGCCTGCACCGCCTCCGTAATAACCGCCGCCGCCTGCGCCGCCGCCGCCGTAGGGACCATAAGCAACGTAGTTACCTTGCCCACCTGCATATTTGGCTCCCGAGTCACCTTCGCCACCATAACTTGATGCGGCGCCACCAGTGCCTCCAGCAGATTGAGTCCCGCCACCACCTCCGCCAGCGCTGTAATCACCGACGGGGGCGCTTTGCCCGCTGCTACCGCCACCTGCACCAGCACTGCCTTTGTAGACGTGCCCGCCGCCGCCGCCGCCAGCAATTAGATAGTAGGCATTAGCTGTTGCGTTGTAGTCTGAATAGTATGGGCCAAAACGACTAGAACCACCACCAGCCCATCCATTATTTCCAACATAATAATACTGAACACGTCCACCATCCGGAAATCCTCCGGTTCCATATAGCCCACTATTGCCTACAATCAAGCCATAATTAGTTGCAGAGGTAAGTTGTATTACGCCTTGAGCGTATCCACCGGCACCAGCTGCGCCGTATCCACCGCCGCCCCATAATTGCACTCTAATAGTAATTGCCCCTGCACAAGAAACCGTGTATAAGGCTGAGCTTGTAATTGTTGCTGGACCTGACGATAAATTATAATCAGTTCCACCAATGTTAATAGTTGTTGTTGCGCCAGCGCCGCCACCAGCCGCTAATAAACTCATAATGCTCATTATGTTACCCCCGTGCCAGTGATTACAAAAGTGTTACTGGCTACACAAAGGATTGTAGCCACGCCGTATTGAGCCAATGTTCTATTACCTGTGCTAGCAGTGCCAGCCTGGCGCAATGTAACGCTTGTGCCTTGAGCAATAGTCTGACTACTTGCGCTATTGTTGAAAATTGTAACTACTTGACCGGCTGCAAAAATAGCGCTTGGAACAGTTACGCCGCCAGTCGTAATGCTGATGTGTTGGCCATTATCTGTAGCAGCAAGGGTATACGCTGCGGTCTGTGCATTTTGTGGAATGCTGCGAACGTTGCCAACAATATCGCTAAGAGTGCTAGAAAAAGACCCAACAGACCCAGATAATGTGCCAGTAAATGTTGGTGATGCTGTAGGCGCAATCCCGGTTACTGCCCCAGTGCTGCCGTTAACGCTCAATACACCGGTGTTAGCAATTGCGGTGCCGGTAACGCTAATGCCGCTACCGGCGGTGGCTACTGTAATGTTTGCGGTGCCATCAAAGCTAACGCCCTGAATGGTGCGAGCTGTTGCTAATGCGGTAGCACTACTTGCAGTACCAGTAAGCGCTGCTGTAATTGTGCCAGCTGTAAAATTACCGCTTGCGTCTCGCGCAACAATCGCTGATGCAGTATTAGCATTAGTAGCTGTTGTGGCGCTATTGCTTACCTTGCCTGCAGTGGCGATGGTATCGAGCTTGGTGTCTACAATTGCAGCGCTGGTGCTTATGTCGGCATTAACAATCGAAGCATTACCGCTGACTAAAACATTGCCAGATTGATTTGGAAAAACAATTGACCTATCAGCAGTTGGGTCCACCGCTGACAGATACGTTTCGTAAGCATTGGCGGTGCTGCCTTCAAACCCAAATGTGCCGCTTGTGCCAATCAGTAACTCGCCAGTTATTACGCCATTGACAGCAGAAAGCTTTTCGTCGTCCAGTTCCTGTAATGCGGTCTGGACATTGGTGGCAGCCAATGCGCCATAAGGGGTAAAGCTGATATTTGTGGCCGTTTGGCCTGCAATTGCGTTACTGACATCAACATGGTCCCATGTTGCGCCATTACAGATAATCATGTCCGGCGGCGCCAATGCCACTACCGGAGCAGGTGACGTGCCGTTACCCGAATCAGAAACGACAACGTAATACTGATTCAGTGTTGCCGAGCCAGCAGGCAGGGCGTTGCCTGCAACAAGGCCACCAGCAGTGCCTGCAGTTGTTACGGAACGGACCCGATTCGTTCCAGCGTTATATGTACCCGCATAAACAAGATTACCCGAGATAACAGTTAGTGGCTGCCATGTGTTGCCATCGTAAATATAATAATCGCCATTAGTGCTATCAAAAAAGCCTTGGCCAGTAAATTCAGGTGGTGGGAATGTAACAATGCCGGAAGTGCTGCTAGCGCCACCAAATTGAACGGTGGAATAATTTGCAAGCTTGGTGCCAGTGACTGAATTAGTGCCTAAGACGCTTGTGGAAACGGTGCCGCTGGTAAGCTTGGCGGCGCTTATGTTTGGTATGTCACCAGCATCAAGCGCAGCGCCAGCAGTTACGTGACCGCGAGCATCGACCGTCACCTTGGGATAGGTGCCAGCCGTAACGGTTGAAGTGTCGTGGGTCAACGCGCCCGAGCCGTTTACGCTCAGCGCACCTGATGGGATTGAAACCGCGCCCTTGACGGATGATGTTGCAACGGGCAAATCTGCTGCTACCAATGCGGTGGCTGCAGTGATGTGACCTGTGCCGTTAAATGTGATTCCTGAAACCGTGGCGCCGGTGACTGTTGAGCCGTGGTTCAATACGCCCGCACCAGTTACTGCAAGGCCAGAACCAACCGACACACCGCCCACCACGCCAGTGGTTGCCAGTGGTAGGTCAGCTCCAACCAGCGCAGTAATTGCGGTTACGTGGCCGGTGGCTGAAACCGTCACGCCCGAGGTGGTGCCCGGTGAAATTGATGCGGTGTGAGACAACACACCAGCACCAGAAACGCTAAGGCCAGATGAGCTGGGAACTGAAACGCCACCAACGGCAACGGTAGTGGCTGGCGCAACGGTGAGCGCCCCAGCGCCTGATACAGCCAGGCCGGTTGAAACAGAAACACCGCCGACGGCACTGGTGGTAGCAATTGGCAAGTCAGCCGCTACGATGCGGCGCTTGGTTAATGCGCCAGTTGCGGACGATGGTCCAGCGACAAACTGGCCAGCAGCACTGGTAGTGCCTAGGTTTGCTTCGGTGATGCTGGCGACTTTGGCGACCGGTATCGAGCCGTCAGCAATTAGTGCAGAACCGTACTGCACCAAGTCGGCAGCAGTGATTTTCTTGGCTTCGCTTGCGGATACGTCTACAACGGGCAGAACGTCGGTTGCGGCTAACGACGCACCGGCTAGCGCTGTAAGCTCCGTAATCGTCCGGTCTGGCATTGTTACTCGGATCTCCTATCTAGACTATAGCAAAACCGTTGCCAAGCTCATCCAGAATTTTGTATCTGTCCTCCTGCAGCAGGATTGGTGCCGTGGTTCCAATCTTGTATTTAATTTCACCAGTTGTCACAAATTGAAACTTAGACTCGACTATGGTTGACGGCTGAAAAGCAAGCCCGCTATTTGTAATAATAGCCTCAAATTCAAACCATATGCTGTTATAGTCATTATTGCCTGCTATGTAGCCAGGTTGAACTACGTAAAATTTGCCAAAGAATTTTGAGCCAAATTGCTGGCGCAAAATTAAATGATGAAAATAAGAAGAAACTTCCCGTCCGCTGTTTGTATTGTTTGCCGTATTATGGTCAAAAAAGCAAGACACTTGCCCGCTACCCGTAATTAATTCACTAGTTTGCTGTCTGAAGTCATCGCTTAATGTGGTAACGTCAACAGCTTCACGCGAATTATTTAATTCATATTGAGTCACGTTGCCAATAATGCGCGATTGGCTTTCGGCAATTTTGACTGAAATTTCTATATTACGATTGGCTGTAACTAGGCTGGCCAGGCCAGTTGCACCGTTTGAAATTGCGTTTGCATAAGTGTTATAAAGTTTTATTCCTCCCATTCCGTCTACATTTGCATACCAACTACCAGATGATTGCTGAACACCATTTGCCCAACCTGCTGCTTCAATAAAATCAAGTGTACTTCCATTGGTGGAAGTAATTGAAATTCTGTCGCCGGTAAAGAAAGTTTGATCTGCAAAATCAAAGCTAAATCTATCCTTAGCTGCGCTTACATCTGCGATTTCTACGACGCCAACAGTTGCTATATCGCTAGAAGTGCGACGTAGCTCAATAAGTCCAGCAGTGCCAAGAAAAACAGTCATTAGAGGGTTAAGCTAGCAAAATCACCAGTTACAGTAAATTGAACATTTGCTGTCATAATTTCGCCAACACTGCAAGCCAATTCTGCGCTTGTAATGATGCAATCAAATTCAATGGCCTTGTCCCCAAAACCCAAAATCATACGATATTTATCTAAATCTGTAGGTGACGCAATGCCTATTACCCGTTGAATTAGGCTTACTGGCGCGTTGTCATAATATAAAACACTGCATGAACCGCTGGCATCTCTGATGCCAGGTGTATAAGTGCGTGAATTGTCAGATAAAACAGTGGTTTCAAGGGCTTCAATATTGGCCGATATACCCCAACTTGTAACCTTTGCTAATTGGGTGCCGTTAAAAGTGAGCTTGCCGTCCCTGCCAGAGTAATACTTGGTAGCCATGGTTAGTCTCCGTCAAGGTTGGCAATGAATTCGCATTCAATGGTGCTTAGCCCGTTTCTTACGCTATTGACTTTGGGTGGGGAAGCATAGCGCCATCTTAGCCCACTGGCACTTTCGGCAAGCCATGGCACCAGCGAAGCCGACGCCCCAGCCGTTGCATTGCTTGTAGTAAATGATGCCCAATCGCCGGTAACGGTTATTAAGCTGTAGTGGTCAAGAATTAACACTACGTTATTGTCGCTAATATTTGCAAAGGTTAGCGATAGTGTGGAGTTATGGCGCCGATTGCCATAGCGAAGCTTTGTTATGGCACCATTGAGGGCCTTAAATTCAATTGATGCAAATTCGCCTGGTGAGTAAGACCGGGAGGTAGGCTTCAGGTTTGGGAACGCTACCGCCGACATCAGCTCTCTTCGACTATAAAGCGAGTTGGGTCCATGCCAAGTATAGCAAGTGTTCCGGTTTCAGTAACTGGTGCGTGGCTTGCTGTTACCTGCATTAGTCCGTCCTCTCCTATGGCAATTTCTTCGACCTTATAAATTCGCTTGTTCTCCTCTGAATTGACGACGGTGAACACACAGCCAAATAAGGCTGAGTCGTCTGTTTTGTTGCTGGCGATGACTAGCGACGCGGATGAAACATTTGTATCACCTGGGCGCCAGTAGATGACGCTGTGGCTGCCGTCTCCCAAACCATTGCTGGTGGTTACGTAACCGTCGCCACTGATGCTGCCGTTGCTAAACCGTGAGGTATGTGATGCCTCGCTAACGATTTTGATATGTGAACCAGGTTGCATACCAGCGGCTGCTTGGGGTGTTGTTTCAAATGAGATGCTGTGGTCAAGGTATTTCCGAAGCAGTAGTGCATACTGGCCGAATAGTTGCGCCTGGTATTTGCTGGTGCAAAAATTGCTCAAGTCGAAGCGTTCATCTGGGTCAGTGTCGCTTCCGCCTTCGCCATCTCTAAGCCTAATGGTTATTGTTTGAGTCTCGCTAAAGCCGTTTACAACCTCCTTGCGATAAAGAATAACGGCTTTAAATAGGCGACGGTCATCAGGTGACAACCAAGACACACGCATATTTCGCATATTGCCATCTGTAAACAATGCAGAAATAGCTGGCGGCTGGTTGCCATCTATTACAAAATTGCTATCAAATGGCACGGATGGGGCAAGGCTAAATCGACCGCCAAGAATAGTGAAGTCCATCAAGGCATAGCCAGCCTGTTCAAATATCCAACTGCGTAGGTTTACCCTGGATTGCAGTACACCGTCCCAAGTAAAGCCATTTGCGCGGCAGAATTGCGCGGCGCTTTGCATCCGGTCACGGTCCACACTGGCGGCGGTAATCTTATTGCCTGCCCCAAAATCTTTATTTACCAACAAGTTATAGGCAATTTCCGCAATGTTATTGGTTGGCGCAATCAATGAATTGGTAGGCAGCCCATTGTCATCAATCAAGCGCTCCACTAGGATGCCTTTTTTGACGTAGGCAGATAGCTGAGATAGCTGTGTCCATTCACGCCCTGACAGCATCCGCAAACCAGCCAGGGCTAGACCGGTGTACTGGGGAATGCTTGTTTGGCGTATCTGTTCATTGACGTATACAATTGAATGCTCTGGCCCATCTTGGTGACTGGTGCGCTCCACCGAATACTTAGGGTAATCGGCTATTGCATCGTATGAATTTGGGTTAATTTCTGCGGGTGCTAAATCTGAATCGGCAGTATTTACAATTAACAGAATCTGAGTACCATCTGGCAACGTATGCGAAATGCTTTCGCCGTTTTTATAGCCGCTGCCTGGAAGGGCGACAACAAATTCCCAGTAACCACTGCCAAAGGAAAATGCGTTAATTGATAGGCCGGTGCCAGAACCACCTGCAACAGCGCGATTCTCATAGCTTGCAATAATTTTTGCCGGGTCGCTTTGCCATGCACCTTTTAAAATTGGGTAGATGTACCAGTCGTAGGAATCCTCGGGCTGCGTTGCTTGCAGCTGCCATTTTTGAATCTGGTAATAGTAATAAGTTGGTGTGGCACTTTGTGCTTGATAGGCTTGGATGTAGTACACATTCCAAGGACCACCATTGGCAGGGTCAACCGTATAAAGTGTCCCCTTGGTATAAATAATGGACTGGTTTATACCATTCAATGCAAATGGCGTAGACCTACCAGCAGGGTTGGCATCATAGAGGTTTGAAACATTTACGCCGTTGTAATAGGCACGTGTCTCGCCTGTTGATTGATTTTGCCAGACACCGGTATAGTTTGCAGCATATTCTGCATAAACCAATAGCTGTGGGTTGCCCAAGACTTGGTAGCCATCAGGCTGCCCTGCCGTAGTGCTGACATATGCACCAGTGCGGTAAATGTTATTAGGGCCTGAGCTGCCAGATACGTCCTCGCCATCCCAAATCACTGCAACGGCTGATGAGCCTTGAGTGGTGCGAATGCAATTGTTACTATCGCTGCGCGTTTCAAGCAATACCCAACCAGTCTTGGCGGGGTCAAGGATTGGCGTTACCGACAAGTTTGGTTTGTATAGGCTGCCATTTGCTGGTGGGTCACTGTATTGGCTGAGTACATTTGCCCCCTTGTAAAAGGCCTTTATTTCCTTGCCATCGGCTCTACTCCAAACTGCGCTGTAATTGGATGGGTTCGTTATCTCTAGTGCTGGCGCGTCATTTTGAATCCATGTAAACGCTCCGGCTGGCTTAACACCTGTACCTGATGCTTGGAAACTGGTTACCGCTCCAGTTGCAACTGGGGGAATGCCAAAGATAAATTCGGGGTTAGATATGGCTGACGGTGTAAGCGGGAATGGCGTACCACTAAAAGCTACGTGCTCCGCACCAACGCTGTAGGATGTAAAACCGCTACCGTTTAGTAGGTTGACAAATTTATTTATGTATCCAGCAAACACAACGGAACCGGCTATCGGCTTCAACCTAAATTCATATTGATTGTAAGAATGCGAAATACGAATAAAATTAAATATAGGTTCCTGAGTTGTGCCACGTACCGCAAACAAGGTGCCGCCGCTTAGGTCTACCCATGTGTCGGTGCCAGCTAGCCGTGCTTCCAATATAAAAAAGCTAAACCGTTGGATATACTTATTAACGCGACCCAGTGTTATGCCTGAGTCGTTCTCTTCGTAAACCCTGAGTACGTCAAGAGATGGCCGACTATTGACGTTTGGGTATCCATTTATTTGTTTCCATACCAGTGATTTAATGCCAATTTCAGTTTGGTCGCATTTCCTGTTATTGGCGACAACACCGTATTCCATCCGCATAAGATGAAATCCATAGGGCAGATTACCTACTCCCCTGGCTGTGTTTGTGGGCTGAAAATATGACGCGCCAGCCTCAATACAGGTAAATTGCCAGACTTTGTTCTGGCCGACTTGCCATACGTCAGTGCTGCTCACGTCGGTGCATTGAATAACGGCTGAGCCAAATAAATAGGTATCACCTACGTTTAAAGTATCGTCGGCGAATATGCGGCGTTCACGTGTGCCGTTATTTACATCACTGAGGCCATGGGGATAGTATTCAAGCTCAGCTTCATCAACTGATGAGATTGTATAGTACATGGTGTCGCCAACAGCAATGCTCCTGCTTTCTGGCGCACCAAATGCTGACCCATTGATGTGGGTCATTGCCTGGCGTGGGGCGTATGATTGGTCTATTTTTTCCCGTTTTTTTAACAAGTCAGCTCTATTGGCGGCAGTCTTAAACACCATCACCAGTTCATAAGGCAGCCAGTACGGCGAGCCATTATTGACTGGTGCATATGCTCCAAATGCGGTCTGCGAGCCTGGTGTACGGGCACCGGAAAATAACGATACATCCGTGCCGGTCTGCTCGTCGCGGGCAAGGAATGGGTCATTAACGTCGTTTGCGGTTAGCGTGTACTGTGCATAACGGTCGGCCTCTGTTGTGCGCCCGCCATTTGTGCGGAAATACAGCGCCAGCCGCGACCTGGTGTAGTTTTTGAGTAGTTGGTCGCCTATTGCGTAGCCATCGAAATCAGGCTTTTCAGCCAGTTGGCCTGAGCCCAGGGTGTATAAAGCTTTGAGCGCTTGGCCTGAGCCCTGGCTTAGCAACTGCGACCACAGCAGTAGAGCCTTAACACGAATACCGCCAGTCTTGGCAGTGGCGTTGTAATTAGTAAACACCAGTGGCTGTATCTCGCCAAGCGCCGCCAAACTTTGCAGCGACTCAAACCCATACAAAGACGTAAATCGAGTTTGCCCGTTAATGTCAGGCGTATCAATTGGCGCCGCTGCCGTCTTTTCAGGTGTTGCTGCTCTAGTTGGCGCTGATGGTGCTTTTGGCTTTGGCGAGAGCGCTTGAGCGCCATAAGACAAAGCGGCGCCAACTACAATTGTGACGATAGGCGTAACTATGTCATTTTTAATATCAGGAATATGTTCATATTCAGCGTCTCTTGTGCCATCGTATACATCACTTAACTGGCAAAAATATAAATACTCTTCTGCTGTTAAACCGACTGTATTGCATAGCGCTACTTCCGAGGGCAATAAAGCTCGGCCTCCGTAAGGAATCCCAGGGGCATCCATGTTACTCGCTCCTCTGGGCTGTAATAGAGCCATCCGTCCTCGTAAAAAACCGTTAGCCCGGTTGGGGTTAGCCCTATTGTACCTATCCTAGCAATATCAGTACGCTGCCCCCAAAATGCCAGTTGTTCGGGGAAAACACTTCGGTCGCCACGTTTGAGCCTTCTATACCAATCCCGTTGTGGCACTGGTACGTTAATTCCGTACCACGTCAAAACAGCACAGGCCAGACTTAGACAGTCGCCCATACCATGCACCGCTGGGATAGCTCCCAGGCGGTAACTCATGCCTATTAGCCGTTGCGGATGGATGCGCTTAATGGTAAGGCACCTACTAGGTCACGGGTGAGGGAACGCGATGGCGCATCTGCACCAACCGCATCAATGCCGCTGCTCAGTTCAATCACCACGGCGGTGGTGTCGTAGGTCATTGTTGTAGCAATCCAGTATTCGCTGGACAGCAACCTGCCTACGGCCATGGTGTCTGGGTTTACCGCTAGAGTGTCCACCCTTATGCCCCAGAAATTATTTATAGCCTGTTGGGCTATATTCATTGATACAGCATTCTGGGCAATGGTCAGCGAGCTGGATATATTATCGCCGGTACGATTCTTGCTGGCGCCTTGATATAAAAAGCTAAGATAATTGTAACCATAACCACCATAGGCAATAATGCCGCCAACTTTGCCGTTTTGGTAGCGTGATTGGCTGTTGCCATCCACCGACTGGAACTCAATAAAATTTGCAATGGCTTGGATGCTCATAGCCCTAACCTGCTGCGAACACTGCGCTTGTTGGTAAGGTCTGACATAACTTGCTGGCGCCCCAGCGTAGCTCCTTGCTTTGCGGCCTGCCGCAACCCGACTTGGAATTGTTCATCAGTGACGTATGACACGCTGTTGATGCGTTCGACTGTGTAATTTACATCAATAGCAGCATTGGCACCGTTTGCCCCTGGCATTTGTTCGCCGCCGATAGTGCTACTGGCCATGCCTGTCGATCCTTGACGTTGGTATCTTGCCATTGCACTGCTGGGATCAAGTTTTACCGGTATCGAACGACCATCAGGCAATGGCACAAATGCCTCCGGCTTGCTACCTTCGCCATACATTGCCATTTGTGGTGTATTGGCAATTCCGCCGGTTGCGTAACGCCTTAATGGCATTGGCCCCATTGAAGTCATGACTCCACCACCAGCAAAAAGCGATGGCATATTAAAAGCTTTACTTACATCAACATTTGCAGCATTCATGCCAAATGCAGGACCACCAACAGCGCTAATGCCTGGAACAATTGCGCCAATTGCGACAGGAAGCAATGATCCAAGCAATCCGCCAATGCCTTTGGTCGCGGGGCCAACAACCGACATATGCAACAATTGTTTAGCAATATCTTTTAATACACCAGAACCAATTTCACGCAAACTATCACCCCAGTTCTTTGTGCCAGTAACCAATGAATCAATTGCTGAGCCAATGCCATTACCAATGGTTGATGCAATGTTTTCAATAATTGGGGGAGTTTCGGCAAGCATACTTGTAAATCCCACTAAACCATCATCAATGCTAGATATTTTATCGGCGACTAATTGGCTAGCTTGAACGGAATAATTTAATTCATTATTAAAAGCTTCAACATATTGCGCAGACACTAATGTTTGCGTTTCTTGATCGCTTAATGCGCTTTTATATTTTTCTGCATATTCGCGCATTCGACTAGCGCGTTTTTCGTCATATTCAGCGGCTAATTTTTGTAATGGTGTTTCAGCTTGTAAAATTTGAAAAGTTGATAAATTTTGATCGAGTAAATCTTTAGCGTTGGTTAAGCGTTTTTCGACTTCTTCTCCTATTTTTTTTTCAGCATCAAATCTATCCGAAGCATTTGCTCCGGCTTCGGCGGCGCCATAAGGAACGTTTTTAATTGTGCCACCAAAAAATGTATCTAACGCTCGCCTTCTATTGGCTCCCATTCGTGCCACGCCACTTGCCGGGCTAGTGCCAAAGGCATCTTGAGCGTTAATATTTGCATTTGGATTACCGCCTAAAACTGTTCTATATAACGATAAAAGATTGGCGCCTTCTGTGCTTTTGCCTACACTTGCAAACCTATCTTTTAAAAATCTAACAACTGGCCCTTGCACTTGCTCTTCAAAGGATTGGCCTTTGTATGCACCATACTGTTGGCGTTCAGGTGCGCCAAATTGAATAAGACCCATATAATTTCCACCAGCTCCGCCCATCATTGATGGGTTATATGCACCGCCAGTTTCAAAATCAATGATTGTTGCAAGATCTAATGGGCTAACACCTAATTTTCTTGCTGCTGCTACTAATGCTTGGCCGCGACTGCTTAATTTAAAAGGTTGAGCAGTGGCACCGGCGACTCCCATGGCGGATAAATCAGCAGCAGTGCCACCTGTGCGGCGCCCAGTGCCAGGGGAGGGGGCATCTGTCCATATCCGCTGGAATGCTTTTTGATTTTCTTTAAATTTATTTGCGCTATCGGTAGCACCCTTGGCTAACGCTTGACCAGCGCCACTAAAATCTCCCTTTATTGCTTTGCCAATTGCATCAAAAGTAAATACTATTCTTTTTGTAAATTGATCAACTAATTGAATAGTAGCAAAAATTACTGTAGCCACGCTACGCAAGCCAACTTTTATTATATCAAATAACGCCGTCCAATCATTTTTGGAATCAAATAATTTACCAAACTCATCTAAGATAGATTGCAAAGCTGGCAGCATTGCATCTGTTAATTCTAAGCCAAATCCATTGGCTTTAATTTGCATTGTTGTAATTGTATCGTTAAACAAATCAGATCTTGCTGCAAAATCATCGCTAATTTTATAGGTAAACTGCTCCATTGATTTGGCGCCTTCATTTAGCAAGGGTATTAACGCCGTACCAGCTTTGCCAAATAAAGCAACAGCGGCAGCGGCTTTGCCTGCGCCATCAGGCATATCAGCAAAACGATCGGCCAGTTTTTTTAATACTTGGTCCGCTGGCAATATTTGCCCAGTTGCATTTTTTATTGATACGCCAAGCCCTGCAAATTTTTGCGCTGCTTCTTTATTTCCAGCACCAGCGTTGGCTAACGCTATATTTAATTTGGTTAAACCTTTGCCAAGCACTTCTATATCAACATCCGCCAATTTGGCAGCATTGCCAATGCCAATCAAAGATTGCGCCGATATGCCAGTCTTTTGCTGTAATGCAAATAACTGATCACCTGCCTCTGTTGCCTTTTTAATAATGCCAGTAAAACCAGCAACAACAGCTGAACCAGCAACAGCGGCGCCAAGCGCCTTCATGCTTAATGCAGCATTCTGAACATTGCCTTGCAATCCCTTCATGGAATTGCCAAGACGTTGAATATTTTGCTCGCCTACAACGTCAGCCTTGATTCTTAAAAGTGCGTCAAGATTCATGGCTCATGCATCCTTGTTGATAATGGCCAACGCGGCGGCTTCCATGGCTTGAAGATCTTCAAAAAGCAAGCGCTGGTCTTTGACCATATACATGCTAAAGATCCATGCCATCACGCCATAGTCTAGCCCAATCACCCCACTGGCACTAGTGCGCCATTGAGTCTGCAGCCTAAGAAACATTTCTACTGATGCCCAATTCTCTGGCAGCACCTCAAAATCGCTAGGCTTAGCTGTTGGCTCAGGTGCGTCAATACCTAAGCCAGCGGCATCCTTTTCTGTTTCGTCAATTATTCTGCCGTGAGCCCAATGCTCAACGGCATCTATTAGTTTTTTCTTTTCGCTCCGTTCAGGCTGGCGAAATAAGCAGTGATGACAGATGCCGCCAGCATCGGCACTTCTAGCAATTGCTCCAGGGCGACTTGGCTAAAGGGCACTTCCTGGCCAGAATCATCATTGATTCCAGACCAACCAACTAGTACCTCGGTCGCGATAGCAGCATCCGTGATTTCGCTGGTTTCAATCAGTTGCCCAATTTCACGAATGCGAGACTGTGACAACCGCTTGAATTCGCCATCAAAAGTTTGTTTTTCATGGCGTCCACCATCGGATGGTGTTTCAAACGACACTGGCCAGCGGTAAGTGTCCGACTGCTTAAGAACAAATGCCATCGGGGGTCAGGTGTAGGCAAGGGACAGTTCGTCGTTGCCGGCGGCGGTTGGAGTCGCCACATAAGGCAAGTTCATCATTGCAATGCCGTTTAAGTCGGCATAGGATGCGTCCGCCAAATCTGACTGAGCCATCGTCAGCGTTGCAATGTTACCAGCAGTGGTGCCATGCTGGAACGAAATGCTACCGGTGGTCGAACCGGTGGACACCGTGAAATAATTTTTGGTGGCCAACAGCACGGCCTCAATCGACATGGTGCCAGCAGGCTTGCGGTCAGTAATCAGCACTTCCTTAGTGCCGCCAATCAACTCACGATAAACAATCTCGTTGCCAAGATTGAGATCGATTGATTGAAGGGCACCGGAATAGCTGAATGCTGAAAAACTGGTGGTATTGCCGTTTTTAAAGATCAGCGGTGTTGCTTGGTTGGCATAAGTTGGCGTAGCAAGCGCTGTATCGGTAGGAGCGTTATAGATCCCGGTCATCGTGAAGGCGATGGCAGGGATTGCTCCGACCTGGCCGTTGAGGGTAAATGTGCCGCGGGCGCCGGTCACAATGTGACGAATGCCGTCTTGATAGAAGTAAATAGTGACCGAACTAAAGCTGGTGCTTACTGGCGCGTAGGTAACGCTAGTGCTGGCCACCACGGTCTCAGACAGCCCACAGGCCTTAAGCACGGGGCCATAGGCAGGTGCAGTACCAGCAGCGCCGGAGCCGGCAAGTTCAACCTCAAAGGTTACCTGCACACGCGCTTGTGCGAGTAACTGCTCGTAATTACCCAAATACGGGCGGATTAGTTCACGTTGCACTATGTCCGACTGAAGCGGCGTGATCTCTAAATTACGCACCAAGATCGCATTGGCGGAGCCGGTCGGCGTTGGATCGGTGCCGTAGGTAGCTTCAGCCTTGGCTAGGATCAGCCGTTTCCGTGTTAGCAGAGCCATTGCTCAATTCCTCGGGTTGAGTGTTGGCCGGCTCTGTCCGCTCGATGAGCTTCCGCTTGCCGGTTTTGGAATCAAGAAGGTAAGAACCACCTTGGCCCCAATATTCATCCATCATGATAGCCATGATCAGCTCGCAAGATTTGCGACCGAAGTGCGGTAAAGCACTCGATAATCACACATTACCACGCCCGCTGGTTGATCTGCTTCAACGGTTTCAAATGTCACGCCAACTGGCTGAATGTCGATGGCATAGCCGCCAAGCGTAAGATCGGCCATTAGTTTGCCGTGCAGGCTTTCAATTATTGGATCGGCAATTTGATCCGGGATGTTGCCGCGCACAATTACTGCAACACGAACGGTAAGACTCCAATCCAGCGTGGGGAGGCTTGTGTTTTGACTGGCCTGGTCGCTAATAGGTTCAACCACGATTGCAGGGCTTTCAGCGCGAGCTATGGGCTCCACGCGGCTGCGATAGATCCTGGTGCTAACGCCGGTGGTACCGGTGAGTGCAGTACGGATCGCGGTGATAATCGTTTCGCGTTTGGTCGTCATGACGCAACCTGAACGATGGTGCAAATTACGCCAGGAATGCTTGGATGCACCGGCGAACTGGTGCTAGCAGCTTCGGCGTGAATGTAAGCAGCTGCATTGCTTGTGTTCCAAATCAATTCAATAAAATCCTTGGCTTGCAATCTTGCAACAAAATTAACAGTCCCAATTACGTTGCCAGCGGTTCCGCCATGGCTAGAAATAATACTAAATTTGCTGTCGCTTGCTGGTACATCGCCAGCCGCATTATTATCGTTCTTTCTTAGCCATACGTCAATGTCATGAATACTGTTGTCAGTATTGCTGAATTGAATTGAAAACGTAATGCTATAAACGCCGGTATAATCAAAAGTTATTCTGCTGTTTGACGCTATTGCAATCCCGCGGCTGTTGGTATCGCTGGAGCGCAGCAGAATAGGCGTTGGCGTGTCGGCGGTTGCGGTTTGAGAGGTTTCGTCCCAAAAAGATCCCCAATAACCAGGACAGCCAAAATATGGCAATTGATTCCATGGTTTAATGCCGTTCCCAATCTTTAAATTACCTGTGTCAATTTCATGGCCAGTTTCACCCATCAATAGTGTCGGGTTCAATGCCGACCACACGGAAGCCTTGTCAGCCTTGAAATTACTCATCAGGTTTTTTGCAATCCAATTTCTACAAAAGC